CTCTATCCCATCCATTATAAGTTTTACCAACAGTATCAACAAACTTTAATAAAAATTCATGGACAGATAATAGTCCATTACTTTCTAAGGGCTCAATAAATCCAGCAGATAATCCAATTGCCAAAACATTTTTAACCCAGATTCTTTCATGGAGTCCTACTCTCATGGAAATATCTTTAAATTCTAACTCATCAGTGTCACAATTTAGATGGTCTTTGAATTCTTGTAGTGCATCATCAGGACCAATAAATTTATCACTATAAACATATCCAGTGCCAAATCTAGACCATAAGGGGATATTCCACACCCACCCATTATTAATGGCAGTGCATTCTGTATATGGATGCAACTCTTTTGATTTATTAGTGTATGGGATTCTTGTTGCCCAAGCACGATTATTTGGTAAAAAGTTTGTATAATCTACAAAAGGTTCTTTAAGAGATTCGCCAAGCAACTTACTAGACCATCCAGTGCAGTCAACAAAAAGATCTGCAGTTAAAACTTTTCCCGATTTTAATGTGATAGTATCAATTCCATTTTCAGATACTGTGCTATTGACCATAGTATCTTGAATTAAATTTACACCTCTAGGAATACAATAATTATTCTTTAACCATTGCCCAAACTTAACTGCATCGATGTGAAATGCAGAATCTCTACTTAATTTAAAGGTCTCATATTCATCGACCATCTTATCCATGTTTGCAAGATGTGTTGATGGATAATATACTTCATTAAACTCAGAGCACTCTATCTCTGGATTATATCTTTTTCTCCAAAACCAATCATTAATACCAGATTTGCTCAATTCGGGAATACAAGGATTTCCAAAGGCATAGTGAAATGATCCATCATTCAATTCACGAAAGTCAGTGAATTTGATTGTAAGTTTATAAGTTGCGTCAGTGTCTACTACAAAATCTTCTTCTTTAATCTCTAAGAAGTCTAACCACTTCCTAAAACCGTCATATGTGCTTTCACCAACACCAACTATAGGATAGTCGGGACTTTCAATAATAGTAACATTGCTATCTGGATATGCTTTTACAAAGGTCGCTGCAGACATCCATCCTGCTGATCCACCACCAACAATAACAATATCACTTAACTTACTCATTTACCTGTATATTGATAGCATTTATATTTTGGATTGTGTCGATCGACATACTTTTGTGCATGTTCGATACAAGTAAACCAACACTTTTTATCTTCTGTTTCATTCTTAAGATAAATTGGGAAGGTTTCAATCCATGGGAAATTTTCTTTCTTACGGGAGCTCATCACCTTCAATTCCGAAGGTTTCTTCGTTTGTCGCTTTGATGTAGATGTCTTTGCCTTCGCTTTCCGAGTTGTACCAGAAGTCCTCGTAGTCTTCTTTGGTTGCTTCGGTGATGTTGCTAGATCCTTTAGATTTTTCTCTAGATTTTTCTGGGTCTTTGCCACAGTATTCTTCGACTGCGAGGGATTCTTGGACCCTCGTGTTGAGGTAGTCGATGAAGTCTTGCTTCGTCCAGTTGTTGAAGATGCTTTCTTGCGGGTCGTTTTCGTCCCACGAGATTGTGAAGCTACCGTCTTCGTGCTCTTCGACATTGATCATTTGTTTTTTGGTTTCTTATCCATCATACCATACCCATCCACACAGTCAAGTCCTTTGTTGAAATGCTTACGACATTTCTTTAATTCTTTCATCTCATCCTTGATCATTTGATAAGCATCCTCAGAGGGGAGTCTGCCGCCAAGTTCTAAAGCACAGATGATTTCAACCCGAGTGCCAAAGTGCTTCAGTGCTTCTTCAAAACAGTTTAATTCTTCGTACATGTTACCACTTTCCTACAGGACATTTCATACCAGGCACCCTCACTTTAACAGCAAGAACACAACCACACCTACTGCACAAACCCCACCTATTGTAATACTCACATTTATGGCAAATAGCGAGTCTTTCAGAAGCATTTTTTGAAATAGGTTGACTCATGATTTCAGAAATTTGTTTTAATGATAGTTTCATATTATCTATATTGCAAATACTCTTTATGACTGATTGAATTTGAATTAATACTCTCTTTAATTTCACGCATAATGTCTATGCTTCTCTTAGTATAGTCAAGGACATTTCTATCACTTAAAATTCTTGAATAATTTTCCTTGTTTACCATGTTTAAACCTCTTGCAACCTTAAGAAAATTATTGTAGTTGAAGATATCGTCTGGCATTGACTTCTCATTTAAAAAATCATATGTGATTTTCTCAGTTAAATCAACAATCTGATCGGGCGTATTATCTTGAAGGTATCTCCAGAAATCAGTATCTCTCCTACCAGTATTGTAGCAAAATCTTATAAACAAGTAAACTCTATCATAAAACTTTGCCATAGTTTCATTGTATCTTTCAATATCGAAATTGAATATCTTAAAATTAAATCTACTAGTAAAGTCATACATCTGATAGATGACATGATGGATATTTGTTGCCTCTAGAGGTTCCGTAAACCCACTAGAAAGTCCTACACACATTGCATTTTTAATCCATTGCTTTTCCCAATATCCACTGTCAAAAGATGCAACCTTATCATGCTGTAATGATGTGTTGTAATTATCTTTTAAGAAGCGATCAAATCTCTCCTGTGCATCTTTTTTCTCAGTAAACCTAGTAGAATACAAATACCCTGTACCCCAACGATTTCTTAATGGGACTTGCAATATCCACCCATCACCAGTTGCTTCTGCAGTGGTATAACAAGGAATCTCATCATGATCAGACGGTATAGGATTGGGAATTACTCTATCTAATGGCAACCAATCGGATCTATCAATCCAAGTATTTTCTAATTTGGAAAAAATAATTTTCTTCAATCCAGAAGCATCGATGAAAAAATCACCAGTAATCTTCTTATGCTTTGTGCCTACCAAATAGTCAATACCATTTTCATTCTCAACAACATCTGTAATAACATCGTCAATAATGTTTAATCTATCTTCAAACCTTTTAAGGACATATTGACTAAATCTTACTCCATCAATATGCAATGCGTGAGAATGATTCTCCAAAAACATAGGGACTTTGTTTGACTCTAGTAAGTCATTCCCGTAAGCAGTATCATTATCATAACACCCATTTACAATTTCATATGCTGCCTCAAAATTATTAGTATTAAAACTAGATGTATCCATGCAATTAAATGGGTGATAGAAATAACTTCCATCACCCGTCCAATTCTTAAATTTCAATCCTAACTTTACTGTTGAGTTGCAGTCTCTGATCAATTCATCTGCAGTTATTCCAACCTGATTTAAGTAAGTAAGAATTGTGGGGGTGAGACTTTCTCCTAATCCAATGTTAGGTTTTTTATGATCATAAACAACAGTTACATCAACTTTATCACCCCAGTATGATTTCAAATATGTTGCAGTCATTGCACCAGCAGTGCCGCCACCAACAACAACGAATCTATACATGACTCCCCTTCCTGGGATCGAACCAGGGACCAATTGATTAACAGTCAATCGCTCTACCGCTGAGCTAAAGAGGATTGAAGGAGGGCGCTGTTTCTAAAATACAGACCTTTTGTATTCCCTCCAATGGAGAATAGGAGACTCGAACTCCTGACCCCCTGCGTGCAAAGCAGGTGCTCTACCAACTGAGCTAATTCCCCTTGAGAATAACCGCTACTCGTCAGCAGCGGTGGCATCGAGAAGGATCCCACTTCTCTCTCACATGGGTTGGATTTCCGATTCTTTTTTCTCTCGGAGATGTGAGCACGGGTGTCGCCATCCCGTTTAAGCCAAACAACGGACTTGAACCGTTGACCTACGGTTTACAAAACCGTTGCTCTATCCAGCTGAGCTAGTTTGGCGTTTGAGTTGAAAGTATTTCTTATAGTATCTAGACTTGATTTCATCAATCACTTCTTGATCTTCAAAGAAACCCATGTATTTGAGGAGTTGGGATGACCCCTCTAATTCACTGATCAATCTTAACACATTGACTGGTGTAACGTCAAGTCCTCCAGGAGTCCATTGAGTGTGATCATTCATTGACGTAAAGGCCACGGACCAAAGTAATCTTCTTTATCTAGTTCTAGATATTGATACAATGCAATGTGTAGGTGCCAATAACGAAGATACCAATCAGCAATCAGACCATACATCGGGAGTTCGTGATAGTCATTTTCATTCTGATGAAGCATCCTGATCAATTCATCTTTATTCATAGGTAGGAGAGGAGGGACTTGAACCCTCACGAAGTTTACCTTCAACAGATTTTAAGTCTGGTGCGTCTACCGATTCCGCCACACTCCCATCAGATTCCCAAGTAGGAGGATGAAAAGCACAATACTCATTGAATGTGATCTTCATCTCCTTATCAGTAAGGTTAGCATTTCTTGCCGCTTTTGGCAAATTCCATTTAGCATGGAATAGCATTTCCATTGACTGTCGGGTTTCGGGTCTCATAAAGTTGAATAGAGATGGTTGTAGCGAGGCGTCTAGGAGTTTGACAATTGCCTTGCCTCGCTGACTTATGTATTATACATTCTCTTGGTCCATACTGTCAAGGACTTGTTTTTGAAACTCTTCCACTTGCTCCTTGACTTCATCTGGAATAAGAGATTCCTGCTTGACGGGCACACACATTACTGCATCACCATTAGGACGCTCAATACGCCAAACGATATTGTTTCGGTTGGCAACATCAATACAAAATTCCATGTAGTCATGAAACTCTTGCTCAGTAATTACGATTGGTTGATTGATCATGCTTCAGAAAAACAATAAGTGCGCTCATCGGGATTGGTGATGTCTTCAATAGTAGAGACAGTTTCAGCAAATCCTTCAGATCCTTCGCGATCCCATTTCCAAGTGACTGTCTTTACATCACCTTCACTAGACTCGATCTTGACTTCGCGCTTAGAGAAGTTGATGTAGACGTGCTGGAGGGTTTCCATAGGACTCCTGTGTTGACCCTCTTATTATAGCACAGTCAGTTGAGGAAGATGCTGGTTGCGGTCAGTTTCATAACTGCCCCTGCCGTGAGGGTCATGGCACCGCCTGCCTCCATGGTAGCAGCACCAGATGCAGTCATGGAGATCAAACCAGCTGCTACATTCACCTTAAAGGCACCAGCACCGACGTTAAACGCTGCGCCTGCCGCTGCCACGTTAGCAATAAATGGTCCAGGTGTTGTAATAGTAAATGGTGGTAAACCTCCAGTAATAGCAGGAGACTGGACAAATGTGATTGGTCCACCAACAGTGCAAGTATAACCACCAAGTCCAACTGGTGTAGTCAGGTTTACATCCTGAGTGAGGGTTGATGTGGACATAGTGATAGCATTTCCTGCGTTAATAACATGCTCACCCCCAGAGAATGTAGACGTGCTGTATAAGTTCTCGTAACTACTACCACTCAACTTACAATCTCTAGCACCCAACTCAAAGTTAATGCAATTAATTTTAATTGCAGCACCACTAGTATTCAGATCAAGATCAGATCCAAAATTGATCGTATGCTTTTGAATAGTGCCTGCATCTTCTGCACCCTTTCCTTCGTTATCAACTGTCTTAGCAGCACCTTGAGCATTCATAAAGAAACCACCACCGACTTCAATATGGCAATCTCCAGTAATCTTCAAACGATAATCGCCATCGATGGTGATGCAATTGTCTCCATCGATAGTTTTACAGTCATCACCATGCACTTCTTGTGTATGGTTTCCAGGGTAAGAAGTATGATCAGAGACAAAGTTTTCCTGATCATTTTCTGTGCCAGAACTCTTTTTCTTGTATTTCTTGACCTGCTCATCAATTTCTGCTTCAGTCAGATCTGGATTTTGCTCTCTAAATTCTTTCTTTGCTTTGAAATCTGCGAGAGCACTGTTGTTAGACTTAATTGATGTGGTAGTTTTACCAGAAGAATCTTTCTTGATTGTTGCTTGTCTACCAGGAGTGCCGAATTGCAATTCGTAAGCACCGTTGATAAAGTTTTTAGCAGTTGTTAGGTAGGGATCTGCTTCCTCAAAGAAAGAATCTAGGAATCCACCACCAGAGTCACCACCACAATCACCATATCCACTACCTAAAGGAATCGCAGCAAGGGCAGCAGGAGTACAAGATGTGGTGCCAAAGAATGGATACCAACCGACATCATCTTTACCACCACTGGCCTCTCTATCACAACCAAAATCAAATAGACTCAAAAATAGAGTTAGAAGACCAGTAAGACCACCAATACCATTTTGCAATACATCCATTCCAGCAGAAAAAATCTGCGATCCAGATTGCCAAGCATCAATGATTTCTTTCGCTTGCTCACCAAGTTCTACAATACCCTTAACAGTATCAACAACACCCATGACTTGACCAAGGATATCTTGGACTGTGCAAATGATAGAATCGATCATTGATTGCACACCTTGTAGTGCTGCTTCTGCCTGAGAAATTAATCCACCAACGATACCCTCAACAACACCAAGCAAACTACCAATTGCGCTATCAATATAACCAGAAAGATTACCATCTAGAGCACAGATAGCAGAAAGAATTGTT